GGCATCATATTATCAAGTTCTGTTAAACTATATTTATGATGTTGCATCATTGCAAAATTAGTTTTATAATAATTAAACAGACTATCGTGAGATAGTCCTACTCTAAAAAACTTTCGAGGCCCTCCAATACAACCTCATTCATAGCTTTTGTTTTAGGATTTACAAATGTTAAAGTATGTCTTACTTTAGGCATGGTATTAAAAAACACCATGACTTTTTCAAATTGCTCTGTTGTTAGTTGGTCAACAAATTCATTAACATCTTTATCAGTTAAGTCAACTCTATTATAAACATCATCACCATAATGTATTGAGTCAATACAATTGTTTAATATATGAAAAGATTTTTCAGTTTCATTTATAGTAGATGGAATGCCTAACATATCTTTTAAATATGGGTATCTAAAATGTATTGTAACATTATCATTTACTTTTATTTCTGTGGTGTGTTCTTCATCCATAGTTACATTAACATCTTCAAGATTTAAGTCATAGGGAACTTGAGTTTTCTCATCATCTGGACAAGTTAAATTTAATGTTATCTTTTCTCCTACAGACTTTGCTCTAATTCTTAAAAATATATACTCCACATCAAACATGGGAGAGTTAGTTGCATCAATTTTTCCAAAAGTACAATCATTAACTAAAGATGTCATAGCATTTAGTACTTCATGTTCATCTTTAGACTCTTGAGCCATCATAAGAATTTTTTGTTCTTTTACTAGAAATGGTCTATATTTAATTTTCTTGCCAGTAGAGGGAAGCTCCAACTGATAAGTTGGAGAGTTTAGTTTTGGTAAAGCCATAATATTTCATCCTTTATAATCTTCTAAGTACGCTTGGTATATTTGCAGTAATTCTTCTTGTTACTGTATTCACTGCTGATTCTGCAATTCGTGTCAATAGTGGTTTTGGTAAGTTTGCTTCGTCTGTTAAGTTTTGCCAGTAACGATATTTAAAATTAACACCTATGGTTTGATATGCAGAATTATCTGCATAACTTAGTGATTGTGCATCTATACTTGTTGGAAATGCTTCTACAAGTTTTACACCATATCGTCTATTGTCTTGTTCGTCAAGAGCATGTATATCTACAGACCCTATGTAATCTTTATAGTATCCTATGGCAAATGTCTGTGGATTAAAACTTAATCTTTGCCATGTTTCAAAGTATTTTTTTTCTTTCATATCAGTAGAACATTGAAATGTTGCAGCTATATCTGAAAAAGTAAAACCATTAACAATATTTCTTACTGGGCCGTAAATATTAGTATCTTCTGTCGTATCCATATTACGGCCAGGAAATGATATAGATTCACATTTAAGTCCAGTTGCTCTTACTGTTCCATCTCCTAAAGCTTCTCCCATAATTTTAGAAAATATGTTATTACCAGTTCCTTTAGAACCAGCAACTCCAGTAGGTGGGAATAAAGTAACCTCATATCTATGTGGTCTAGATAATCCATCTTTACCACTAAATTCTCCTAGAACTTCATTTAAAGCACCAAATGCTACTGCATCTATTAATCCACCAAATCCTGTTGCCATTAAATCATACTCCTACTATCTTTGTAAACTTCTGCAGCAGTTCCTTTTTTCCATCTTGCGACTGGTAATAGAGCTGCAACTGTAAACTCATCTGCATCTATTCTACGAAACTGTGTCTTAACTCTACCAGCAAGATATCGTTTAAGTGTTGGTTTAATTAATTTTATATTCTTTAGTTTACTATAATCAACAGCTAGTCTTGTGCTTTCATCAAACTTAGTATTGTTACTATAGTCTACTAATCTATCTAATAGTTTTATTCTTAACTTCATGGGTAGATAGTGTAAATTTATACCTAGAAATCCATCATCATATCTTTCTAAAGGAAGCACTAGAGGAAAAGTATCATAATAAGGTAATGTCTTTTTAAACTTAGGATCATAGAAAAACATATTTAATCTACCATAGAATGGTTTATTATTTCTTTTACCATCACGAATTAAATCCATAGCGCCAGGTTTACCAAATTCAGCAATTTTATCTTTATACCAATCTGTAGATTTAGGTCTACCTTTTGCAGCCTTTACTACTGATTGTATAAACTTACTCTGAGCCATTCTTACACCTACAGTTTAATCCACCACAACTACCCTTGAGTGGTTTGTTCATAAGTAGTCCTAAAGACATACCTAAAGTAAATATTGTTAACATACAAAACGATAAAAAATATTCCATGATACTATTTATACTTTGGATTCAAGTGATCTTCAGTTAGTATCTTAAATTCCATGCCATTATCTAAACAAAATTCATTTGCAGATTTCCATTTGGCTTCATTTATAGTCCATGTTTTTACTGAATTAAACCATTGTTTAGTTTTTCTTTTAGGATTTGTTGGTGGTGGTTTACATTGGTGTTTTGGCTTTACTTCAATAATAAACTTTTTAACACCGCCACTTGCTTGTTTAACTTTCATATAAAAATCTGGAAAGTATCTATGTATTCTATTATCCCATGGCGATACATAAGGTATAATAATTTCCTCACTACCCCACTCTAAAACTTTGTCATTATTATCACAATATACCATAAGTTTACGTTCCCAAAGTGAACGATAAATTATTTGAGATGGATTGCCCCTATATTTTTTAGGGTTACTAGGAATGTATTTGCCACTATATGCCATGTTAATCTTTATAAATAGAAGTTACAGGAGTATTTATACATGGCCATAGATTTTCTAAAAGGTGCAGCACAGGGTATAGCTGGTAGAGCACTACGAAAAGTTGCTGGAAATATCAGAGGTGGATTACTTGGAACTAATCAAAGAGGTGGTTCTAATTTATCTGATAGTGCACCACTAGACAATACAAAATATAACACTAAGAATTTTTCTTTTCCTATAGATGTGGAAGGGCCGCCAGGCACTGGTAATCAAGGTCACTATATTATGTTTCAAATAAATTTGCAGACAAATTCAAAATTAGTTTTTGGAGAGGTTACTGGAGAAGGCCTTAAAAATATGGAGAAGGGCCGAAAAGAACATGGACTAAAAGTTGCAAAAGATAATGAAAAATCAAAAGCAACAGCTGCAACTCATCTCAATACTGGTATGCCAGGGGGTTTGGCAGCTGCAGATGCTGAGGGTGCAAAGAAATTAAAACAACAAAAAGCTATAGAGAAACAGACTGAAAACTTTAAGAAAATAAGCACTGTTCAAGTACAAAGACCAGCCACAGTATTATTAGATACAGCGATTACACTTTATATGCCACCGACTGTATCAGTATCGTATGGTGCAGAATACACAGATACAGAAATAGGTGCTGCAGCTGCTATTGGTGCACAAGCATATCAAGATGTTGTTACTGGTAAATCTCTTGGAGATACAGTTAACAAATCTCTTAAATCGCTTGGGCCTGAAATTGGTGATGGTATGATAAGAAAAGCACTTGGGGCTATAGATATGATTCCTGGCCTTGAAGGTGCGATGGAAGTTGTAGAGATGCAAAGAGGTTTTATTAAAGCACCAAGAATGGAACTTGCATTTAAAGGTATACCTAAAAGAGATTTTTCATATGATTTTAAAATGATACCAAAAAGTTTTGAAGAAGCAGAAGAAATACAAAAAATAATAAAAGCATTTAAGATGAATATGTTACCAGAAATGGTAGATGGTAGCGCTAGTAGACTAACAATGCCAAATACATTTGACATAAAGTATATGTATGCTGGTGCAGAAAATACATATCTACACAAGATATCAACTTGTGTTTTAGAAACTATGAATGTAAGTTATGGTGGAGATAGGTATAAAACTTTTGATGCTGTAGATGGAAAAGGTGCACCACCAATTGAAGTATCTATGTCACTTTCATTTAAAGAGATGGATTTAATCACCAGAGAAAATGCAAATCAGGGGTTTTAATTATGTATTTTAAAAGTTTTCCAACAATCGTATATGATTCCATAGGTGATGGACAAGTCAAAGATGTTAAAAATCTTTTGAGGCGTGTTGCAATTCGTTCAAAAGTAAAAACAAATACAATGATTTATGATACATATACAGTAAAAGAGGGTGAAACTCCAGAGTCTATTGCTGACAAGTTATATGATGATCCAGAACTACATTGGGTTATACTATTAATCAATGAAATTACAGATAGATACCATCAATGGCCTATGAGTTATGGTCAATTCAATGAATATGTGAATGACAAATATGTAAATACTGATGGTACTTCAAATGTAGATGGTGTTCATCATTATGAAGTAGAACAATCATCTGGAAATACGACTACAACTATAGAGGTCTATAATAACTCTGCTTTGTATACTGGTGACACAGACTTTTATGCATCGGCAACAACCATAACAAATAGAGAGTATGAAGAAGATTTACAAAATAAAAGAAGAAATATAAAATTATTAGACCCTCAATATGTTCAACGATTTATTGAAGAATATCAATCCCTGATGAAAGAATCAATTATCTAATGGCTACAAATTTACAATACGCTGGTGAGTATAAATTAAAAGAATTGTTAGTGCACTGTTCTTCTGGTAATGTGTTGAACTTAACAAAAGCAACACAAAGTATAGATATATACGAGGATATGTTTTCAACATCATTATCTGGTTCTATTACAATATTAGATGTAGACAATATAGCTGAAAATGGCCCTGTTATTGGTCAAGAATTTATGACTTTAAGAATTACAACTCCAACTTTAGATGATCTAGAAATAGATATTATGTTTACAATTTATAAAGTTAGTGTTAGAGAATCACTAAGTCAAGACACGCAAATGTTAAGTCTTTCGTTTACATCACCAGAATTAATGAAAAACAAACAAGTGCGAGTATCAAAAAGTTACACAGATTCAATTCATAATATAATCGAAAATGTTTTGAGAGATACAAGATATATTGGAACTGATAGAGATATTTATATTGAAAGAACAATTGGTACTAGAAAAGTCGTATGTCCTAATC